TACGCGACTATAGCTCAGTTGGTTAGAGCACCACCTTGACATGGTGGGGGTCACTGGTTCGAGTCCAGCTAGTCGCACCATTTACCCTAAACACAGCCCCGTGAAACTACTCGCGGGGTTTTGTTTTTCCTAGTATTTTCAAGGCTTCTCAGCCCTTTCACTTATCGTCACTAATCGGATTTAATTGTCTTTAACCGCACTTTTTAGTAACAAGTTTAGTAACAAGGTGATAAACTTCAAAAAATCTTGTTACTAAAACTAAGGAAAAATGATGCCTCGTGTTACTAAACCGCTCACAAATACCGAAGTAGATAAGGCGAAAACAAAGGATAAAGAATACAATCTAAGTGATGGTAACGGTCTTTTTTTACGTATTAAGCCTACTGGTGCTAAGGCTTGGATTTTTAATTATTATCACCCAGTAACAAATAAGCGCACATCTTTTACTATTGGAACTTATCCAGCTATAACACTTGCGCAAGCTCGTCAAAAACGCGAAGAATATCGCGCCCTACTCGCTCAAAGTATCGATCCGCAAGAATACATAAAAGAACAAGAACTTATCAAAAACGCTCAGAACGAAAATACTTTCTATAAAGTCGCTTTACTTTGGAAAGAAAAAAGAAGTAAAGAAATTGAGCCTATGACAATGGAAAAGAATTGGGCAAGATTAGAAAACTATCTATTCCCTACTCTTGGGAATTACCCTATCGATCAGATTACTTCCCCTTTATTGATTAAAACTGTTCGGCCATTAAATGAAAAAGGTTTCAATGATACGCTGCACCGTTTATTAAACCTCGCTAATCAGATTTTAAATTATGCGGTAACAATAGGATTTATTTCGTTTAATTCTTGCTTGAAAGCATCTGATGCTTACCATAAAGAGTCTCAAAAACATCACCCGGCAATCAAACCGGAAGAACTACCGAAACTATTACAAGACTTCAAAAATTCAAGTAGAGATCATCTAACAAAGGTTTTGTTCCGATGGCAATTACTTTCCATGGTTCGTCCAGCTGAGGCGGTTTCTGTTGAATGGTCTGAAATTGATTTCGATAAGAAACTATGGATTATTCCAGCAATTAAAATGAAAAAAACAAGACAAGGGCAATTTCCTCACATTGTTCCGCTTTCATCTTTAATGCTTAAGATTTTAGAAGAATTGAAACCTATAACAGGCGATGACAAATTCGTATTTTCTCACTATCACAAGCCTAACCAATCAGCTAGTAAAGAACTAATTGCTAACGCATTGAGAAAAATAGGTTACAAAGGGATTCAAGATGCTCACGGATTGAGATCGATAGCTAGAACGTTTTTAGAAGATCAGCAAGTTGATTTCCGTATTGCTGAAAGTTGTCTTGCTCATAGCATTGGGAATAAAACAAGTCAGGCGTATAACCGTTACGATTATGTAGAACTCCGCCGCCCTGTGATGCAATTATGGAGTGATTTTGTGGAGCAATGCGAAAAAGAAAACGTGTGAATGAGCGGCGTGTAAAAAATATTACAAAAATTGGTTCACCTGTTCACCTTGCCAATTTAACCTTTTATTTCATATAGTTATGGGTGAATAGGTGAACATTATTGTTCACCCTAATTGTTCACCTTCTAAGAGAAAAGCATAAAAAAGGGGCTTTCGCCCCATTTCCCTAGTTTATGAATTGAACTCGTTTTGGAACTCATCATAGTTTTTGAAGTGAACATTGGAGCGATATCCATATTTTCCCTTAATCTTAGAGAACTCAAATTTATTTTTATGTTGCGCAAATCCTTGCTTTAATGAATTTGAGAAGTTTCTCAAAGTAAGGGTATTTGTAATGCCGCTCGCTCTCGAAAAGGCTAAGTATGCCGGATAAAGATGCGTTCTTGCCTTACCTTCTAGATTGGCATTTCCTATATACAAGCCGTCATTCTGTGGCGCAGTATAGAAATATCCGCAAAATTCGGTGATATGGTCGGATTCGCTTTTTATTTCCAAAGCCTCATCACTTGTTTGTTGCTCTTTTAAAGCGGCCTTAGCCGTTTCAGGTTGTTCAAAGGTATGTATTAGTTTGTAAATGATCCCCCCTACTTCCCCCTCAATCTTATCCATGAAATTAGGATCTCGCTCGTTTTCAGGTACTACTTTGTCAAAGTGAAAGATCACCCTTCTTCGCTCAATTCCACCGCTACGCTCTGTAAATCTAGTTGCCTCATTATTAACGATTAAGACTACTGCTGGAATAACTGCTTTAAATTTACTGCGGTGTTTTGGGTCAATATTCACAGGATCACCACCTGTGATACTTTTCAATCCACCACCATCACCACCATAACGCGATTGTTCAGGGCAAATTAGCAAAGTCTTGCCTACAAAACTTTCCCGCCCGCGTGGTTCATCTAAATCTACTAACCGCCCGCTTTCTGTGTTCTGCTCACCAGCTAATAACGTGGCAATATTAGCAAAAACAGATTTTCCACTACCACCATCGCCTGTTACTTCAAAGAATAATTGCCAGTCGTTGCGATTAGTTAAAATAACGTACAAGGCTGCTAGAATAGCGTTCTTTTTACTTTCCTTACCACCGCTTACGAAGTCTAACCATTTGTCAAAATGTGGCGTATTTTGCGCTGAATTTAGATAATCATGCGGAATATACGATGTTAGCCAGTTTTCCCTATAATGGGGCAAGAACTCTAACGTAGTGCGGTTTAAAGTTCCATTATTGAAAGCGATCAATTCTTGTGTCTGTACTCCCATTTTGGGAACTTGAATTTTTATCGTATCAATAATACCTTCTATAGAACGTGCGCTATATCCAAAGTCCTGTTCTTCAAAGAAAGCAACTACTTTATCCAAGAACTCATATTTCTCCACCATTTGCCAGCCTATGCCGTCATAGTTATAAAGCTCCCGATTTCTTGGGTTTAATGCCAAATCCATTTCTAACGACTTAGTCAAAGCTCGCGCTTTCTTATTGACTCCGTCATTTTCTTTTACTTTTTCAGGCAGTGCTAATTGCGTTGCTAAATCAGCGGTCTTTTTATCGGTTCGCAAGAGTTGAATGTAAGAGCTTAAATCCTCTTTTAATTGCGCGGCTGCATCAATGAGCTTCACTTCTCTAGCCGAAGTGTTTTTTGCTAAATTCTGACAAATTGCGGTAATTTCTTCCTGTTTTAATTCGCCATATTGAGCAATCTTCACTAACTGCTGATCTTCCTTAGCTATACGTGTTGAAGAAATATTATCAAGTTGATTTTCACCTAGAATAACTGGTTTCTGATTACTTTCTAGACCATCCACCAACGAACACAATAAAAGCCATTCTTCCCCTTTACCTTTTCCCCATGCTTGCCATGCTTTAGAGCCAGCTAACACAAATAAATCGGAATAAGGTTCATGCGGTTGATCCGCAAGATGCGGAGCATTAATTAATCGAGCCATTGTTCACCCCTTTAAGTACTCCGTTTTCAATATCATTAATGCGGTCAGCGACTACTTTTTGGAAGTATGTAAGAGTTTCAACTAAAGAAATGACTATGCTATTTTTCAGCAATCCATCAATAATTTCATCGTTAGTTAAACTTGCGACTATTTCTTCCGGATTAAGTGAAGGCGGATTAGGTGCTAGTTGTAATAAATGTTTATTAGCCGCTAACAGTTCATCGTGTAGATTTCGTAACACATAGAGTTTTTCAGAAGGATAACTCTCAAAAATTTCTGCTAACGTTACGATTGTTTCACCCAGATAAGGTAAAGGCAAATAAAGAGCCTCCCCCTCTTTCTTTTCACAATTCATCTGACAAAGCATAATCGCTTTCAATTCGACCGCACTTAAATTTGAGTAGTCTAATTTTTCATTCATATTCATCTTACTTACTCCACTTTTGTTGTTCAGCTCGTTCAGAGTTTAAAGCGCCTATTTGTTCCACCACCTCGCTAAACTTATAGAGCAGATATTTATTAGCTTGATTGAAATATTTCAATTTGGCCGTATCTTCTCGGGATAGATTGCCGTCTTTGGCCAATGCGTTAAGCAAATTTCCACCACCAGCCAATTTATTCATTAAATCCACTATTTCATCACGAAACTTGATCTTGTGATGAAAATCACCTGGATAAACTTCAAGACATCGTTTGTTGCTATCCTGTATTAGTTGGAATTGACGTGAAATTTGGGAATACTTCAAAGCCAATGGATTAAAAAACAGCTTACCTTTTCTTTTTTCAACTTTCTGTTCTTCATTACCAGTGGCACTTTTCGCCACCGGTGGCATTTTTTGTAACTGGTGGCGTTTTTCGCCACTGCTTACTAAATTTTTATTACTTGCCGCTTTCCATTGTTTTAGCTGTTCCATAGGGTTATTTGGTTTCATTTCTTGCCACCTTTCTAATTGTTGCTGCTTTCTTAATTTGCTCGATTGATGCTGCTAGTCCTTTATAGTGTCCTGTGTGTAGATAATCTTCAGCGAAGGCTAAGAATTGTTTAATACGTTTACAGGCTTTCTCTAACTGCTCTGGTGTCGGTACGTATGGCTCTTTGAATGATTTGATTTTTTTAGTTCTCATTTTCTTCCCCTTTCGTGGAATAAAAATCTACTGTTGATGATTGCTCTGCTTGTTCTAAATAATCATCAATCACGGATAAGGCGGTTTTGATAATTTCTTCACTTGTATAAAAGCCGTCTAAATCCATATCCCCGCCATCGTTCCGAATTAATGCCAAAATCGCTTTTGCTTTATGGATAGAACTATGAATTTTGCCCACTTTGGTCATTTGAATAGCGCAATGTGTAGGAATTTTGTTAATCATGAGCCACCTCCGCGAAAGAGATTGAATGGAAAGTATTTGCTGATAAAGTGCGGTCTGATTGAAGATTGATTCTTCCAGCAAGCACTAAGACGAACTCACGGGCAAGCTTAGCGCGTGCGTTGCGTTCGCTATCAGCGTTAATACGGATTTTTTGAAGGTGATTTGATAAATCAGTACGGCGAATAGCCGCGAAGATGAATTGATACATTTGCGTAAGTTCCATATGTTTGTTTTCAGGAACTACCGCTAGACTTTCCACGGTCGGGCGGTAGAACGTAACAAGGTGGAAAACTGCCACATATGGAAGACAGCCCGTCATAGACGGCTCATTACGCTCTACCATTGAGAGAATGATCGGATTTATATGTAAAACAAAATCCGCATATTCTTTTGGTGTGCGAATGTTACGAACAAAAAAAGCACGGTCTAATGGCGTGCTGTCGTTCGCCAAAGTTAGATAGTTCAGCTTTCCACGGCTGGCCTTAGATTTTGCTAAGGCGTGGACATAGTCGCAAATTTGACCGCACTTTGTAAAGCGAAATGTATTGTAATTATTTTCATGTTGTTTATAATTAATGTGATTTAAATTCATATTTATTCCTTTTATGGATTTAGATCGGGAAACGCGGCGTGTGCTTTGTGTTTGGCTCATGGTCGCTAAAATCATTCATTAGCGTTCAAAGTGTGTTCCGCAGTTTCCGCCCTCATGTAATTTAGGTTATCTACCTTCTGAGTGATTCTTAAGGTAGGGGAATGCGCCGCTTGGGTTGAGCCTTGCGGCGTTTTTCTTTTAACGGAATCGAAAGTAGGCTTGCTGTTCTTCATGCGCAGTAAGCTCACCTCCCTTAGCCTTATAAATAGCAATCACCTGCTTTAGCTGTTCGGCATCTGCGATTTCATAGCGGTAATATTGCCCCATTCCATCTGCAGTCTTTTCCGTTGTACGTTTCACTTTGCCGGTTAAATGATTGCGTTCAAGTTCACTGATATAGTTACGTGCGGACGTCATGCCCATTGAATAACCATCAATGCCGCTAATGCTAGAAAGAATTAAGCGGTGTAACACTTTTAAGAATTGTGTTGGTTTTCTTGCTTCGTTCATCTTCCCCCACCTTAAGCCCGTGCGGCTTTTTGTTCTTCAATCCACGCATTTACTTCTTCTAAATCCCAACGGACAAAGTTTTTTGAAAAGCGGATTGGTTGTGGGAATTTCTTGGCTTTTACAAGCAAGTTGAGTTTGGTGCGGCCAAAGCCAACAATATGGCAAGCGATTTCACCGGAGATTAGTTTTTGTTGAGGGTTTAAATTTGGATTCATAAGAAAATACCTATCGTTTGTTTAACACTGTGGAATAGCGTTCTATTCCGTTGAGTTGTTCGAACGATAGGAATGTTAAGAATAAAACACTTTTAATTCAAAGGCTTAACTTCTTAATAAGAAATGATTGCTTAAATCGAAAGAAAAAGCCCCTTAAATCGAAAGACTAAGAGGCTTTTATAGGAAACTATGATTTTTTAGGTGGGAAAATTGCTTTTATAATGTCGTTTGATTCATCAATTAACTTGTAAAAAGTGTCTGCTGCGATATTGGTATTTCTAATTCCTGATTCTTTTAGATCTGCGTTGATAACATCAAATAACTTATTTCTGCTATCAAGTTTTGGATAACATTTTTTAACCAATAAAGCGAACAGTTGCTTTTGTGGAGAACTTATTCGGCCGCTTTGGTTTGTTAAACTAAGAGAGTCTATTATCTTTTGCTTTTCCTCAAGCTCTGATTTTAATTTTTTGATTTCTTGCTCTAAATCATTACATTTTAAAGATTTGTCGGATGGTATAAGCTTAATTAAATCATCATAGCTAATTTTTATATCTTTTAAATTGATTCTAAATGTACGTTCCTTAATTAATTGATTGTATTCATTATAGCCTGGATATTTCATCGTAAAATAGAGAGAGTTATAAATATCCGAATTAGTAATAGAATAAATGGTAAAGCCCTCTAGCTCTATATAGTTTGTATTGCTTAGACTATGATCAGGCATTGAGCTACTTACAAAGAGATCTAATAGCTCTGAATATAGAACTACGTAACCAGAAAAATTTCTTATCTTGTTTTTATCATAAGAAATATATAGATCGCCGAATTCATCTGGTTCTTTCTCAAAGCTATCTATTTTTTCAATCTCTAAAGTAGAAAAACTATCTTCTAGACGCAAAATACCATCAGTTTCATTTTTTAAACTTTTCTCTTTAAAAAACAATTCTGAATCTTTATCAATAAAGAAGCCTTCTACATCATTTCTACCTATTTTAATCAGTTCATTATTTTTAATTTTTATCTTTATTAAAAACTTTATTTTTTCCTCAATAGCATAAGAATAGAGTAAATTTTCCTTAATCGTTGAACCTGTTTTTTGATTAATAAAATCTACAGCTTGACTTAAAGAATAAAAATTAAGTGGAAGTAAATCCATAAACGCCCCTTTCGCATTTACCCTTATGATAGGAGCGCACCAACAAGATAAGGTTTCTTGCTTTCGGGGATCAGCCTAGGTGCGCTTTATTTGGTTATTTGTTTTTTATATCTACACTAATATCTATTAAAGTGGTTTCTTTGCCGGTGCTACCGTCTATCCAGTTTATCGTACCGGTGATAAGCGGCTTCGAGTTTTCTGGCAATGTTTTCTTGATAACTGCGTTATTTATTTCATATTCTACAGGGCGGTTTTTTCTTTCTTCCCACTCGGCGGCCAACCGTTTATTTTCTTTCCGGCGCTTATATTCATCGTAAATAAGCCAACCGATAGTAAATGAAAGCCCGCAGGCTAAACCAAAGACCACAATAAACCACCAGTCTTGAAAGGTAACTATTGCTAATACGACAAAAAAAGCAGCAACCATACACTTTATTGCAACTAGTATCAGCCCCATAGTTCCCCCCTTGTTTTTACTGGTTATTATAATAAATAACATAGTAACAAAGGAGAAAAGATTCAATAGTGTAAGGGAAATATTTTATTCTTCATCGCTTACCGGCATTGATTCTTTTTTGCTGTTTTAGCATGGCATCAAGCTGTTTTTGCGCAATAAAGTAAATCGTTTCTAACGCGTCCATATTCGGGCTATTTGGTCGGCTGTCTATTTCTCGCTTGGCCGCATTACATTTACATTCTAATGCGTGAATAACTTCACTTATTGGATAGGGTTCTTCATCATCGTAAAGGCTGACAAAGGTAAAAAGTGCGGTCGATTTTTTATAGTGATTCACCGCTGAAAGAAGTAAGTTTTGCTTTGCCTGTTTACATTTCATAAATCAATCCCGTTAAATTGTTCCAATGCCTGTTTGTGTTCTTCCGATAACTCAAAAATCAGATCGCCATATTCAAGTTGATAAGTGCCGAATGACATCAGGAAAGCCACTGCCGGATCGATTTTGTTTGCGGCTTTCTTCTTGTTTGGTTTTATGTTGGCGTTGGCATCAGTTTCCATCACAACATTGGATAACGCCCACGAAAGCACCGGATCGCCGTGGTGTTCTATCACTTGGCGATTTATCAACACTTCCGCACTTTTGGCCACCGGGCTAAATCTTTGGTAGGTTTGCGGGAATGGTTCTACTTCCAAGCCTGCCGCCTGTAATTGCGTTCTTAAATGCGTGGCGTTCCAAACATCAAAGCCGATCATTTTGATATTGAAACATTCAGCATCTTTCAGAATATCATCTCTGATTTTGTCATAGTCGATACAGTCGCCCTCTGTGGCAATAAGCCAACCGGAACGCACCCAATTTCGATAGATGGCCCGATTCTTATTTGCCACGTTGTTAAGCTGAAATTCAGGAATATAGTGCCGGGTAATCAACCGCACTTTTTTCCCTTGTGGGAAGGTGTAACAAAGGCTTGTTAAGTCGTTGGTGCTAGATAAATCCAAGCCTAAATAGCAATCTTGGTGAAGTAACTCGCTTTCAGTGTAATTTCTTGCGCACTGCGCCCAATTGCCTTCGCCTAGCCATGGTGTCGTACCTTGGCACCAAACATTAAAACGCTTGGTGAGCATTTCCACCCACTCGGAAGGAATCCCCCTGGCTTTCTTGATCGTGTTTTCAAAATCAAGGTAAGGAATGGATTTACCGATATTCGGATTGGCTTTTATCCAGTTTTCCGGATTATCAATTTCGCTTTCTTCGTCCAATTCAAAAATCAGCACAAATAGGCTGTCGTTTTGTTCGTTGCCTTCCAGTATTTGCGCGCAGTAATCATAGTGCTGCTTACAAGCGGAAATAACGTTACTTCCCGCTGTGGTAATCGCAAATAGTAAACCTTCCGGGCGTGCGCCTTGACCTAATTCTAATGCGCTGTAAACGCTGTTATCGGTGTGTAAGTGATATTCGTCCACAATGGCAAGGCTTGGGTTAGTTCCCTCAATGGTTGAGGATTTCGCCGCTAACGGGCGCATTAAGCTATTTGATTTTGGATTAATTAGTTTATGTTGCTGAATATTGAGCCGTTTGCGCAAAAGGGGAGAGAGTAGGCACATTTGACGCGCATCATCAAACACAATGCGGGCTTGGTCTCGGCTTACTGCTGCAGTGTAAATATCTTGTTGGCCCGCTTCCATCAGTAGGAACCAATTAGCCAACACGGCGGCCACGGTGGACTTGGCATTTTTCCGCGCCACTTGGATATAAGCGGAACGATATTTTCTCAAGCCGGTATCGGTACGTTTAAAGCCTAACAAATTGGCAAAGAGAAATGTTTGCCAGTCTGAAAGCTCGATTGGTTGCCCGCGTAAATGCCCTTTAACGTGTGGGCATAGGCGGGAGAAGGCCAAGAATTTATTTACCGCACTTTCATCAAAGAAATAAGCGGGGTTCGCTAAATCGTCAAAATAACGCGCTACGGCTTGTTTTATCTTACGACAAGCCACTATTTCACCTGTTTGAACTTTCTTTGCGTATTCGTGCCAGATTGCCATTTTCGCCTACATTGTGAGGATTTCATCCAACATATCAGTAACGTCCGTTTCTACTGGATTTTTACGGCGGCTCACCGGATCGAAGCCTAAGAGGGAAGACATCTTGATCATGACTTTTTCGGCATCTGCTTTCGCGGACAATGCCGGGTTTCTTGATTGCGTACCTTGGCTATTTACGATAATGAAGCCATTTTTCGCTAAATCTGCCACAGAATGACGCCAAATTGCGTAGTTTTCGCAATAAATTTCAAGGTTTGTTAAATCTTCCGGCTTAATATCACCTCGTTCTGAAAGTTGTTTAATACGCGCTTTCCATTGGCTTTTAGCAATATCATCCAAGAAATCAGGTGTCTTATAACTTTTTCGCTTGCTCATTCACTTTCCTTATTTTCTAAAAAATCACTTTGCGTAAAAATTTGAGTAGGCGGGCGGTTCCGTAGGATTGAGCCTTTCTTTTTGAAATTGCCCCCACCCAGTCAAATTCTGTTTAACCATTTGATTCTAAAACAAAACGCAAAATTGCTTTCTGTATAAGGTTAAACGTAACGCATTGATTCTGTTAAATAGACGGATTTCCGTCTTTCCCTCGCATTGTCATCATGACAACACCTCATTTCTTCGCACCAAATCCGCGTTGGTCTATCACTCGTGTTTTATAGCTGTGACAATCACGGCATAAAGGCTGATGATTGCTTGCTACCCAAAACAACGGATCGGCTTGTCCGTTCTCTACCGGCTTGATATGGTCTATCACTGTTGCCGGAGTATATTTGCCTTGCTCTAAGCACATCACACAAAGGGGATGATGCTTTAAGTATTGTTCGCGGTATTTGCTCCACTTGTGGT